TGGTACGTTGACGGTGGATGCTCCTGTCGGAACTCCGGTGTTTGTTCGCCTTTCTGACGGTGCTGCTGCCCTTATCGGGCAGAAGGCTATGGCGGCCTCGCTGCCAGTGGTTGTGGCCTCCGATCAGTCCCGAATGAACGTTTCGGCTGACGGAGACATAGATCACGACGTAGCCAACACCCTCAAGAACATCCAGATCGCGGGGCACGCTTCCCCGGTCGATATTCCGCCAACGGTTGTATCTGCTAGCGGTGATAGGGTTCGTGCCCATTTCGACAGATATGGCGCGAATGTTGTTAGACGTAGGAAGATTCGGGAGTCTTATACTGCTGTGTGTCGTTTGGCTGAGGCCGCTGCGCGGCTGGATCAGACGTTCACGCAGGTAGCGAACACCAACAAGCAGTGGGCTACCCTACACCACACGGCAGGCGCGACGAAGGAAGTCCGTCTCCAGAAGTGCATAGCCTACATTACTTCGGATACCACGGCCGGTATCCAGGGTATATTCGAGCTTAGGCAGATCAGCGCAGCACCCGCCACGGGTAACCCGGCAATCACCCCGACTCCGGCAAGACGTGGAGGCACTGCTGCGGAAGCAGTCGTGCTTTACCTTCCTACCACCGCAGGCACGGAAGCAAACGTGAACTCTCCTCTTGGGCACGTTCCTTTCGACACCGGCATCTCCGGGGCCGTCTCGACGGTCAACCCGGTGCCGATCCTGACGCCGGTGGTTCTCTATGATGCCTCGACCGAGGATGATGAAATGCTGCCTCCAACACTCCCGGTGGCTACCCTCGACGGCTGGGCGGTCGTAGTTAGGACGGTTGGAGCCCCGGTACTGCGTGTCACGGTTGTTTGGAAGTTCACCGAAGAAATTCCGTAGGAGACGCATGAGACGTCGTTTAGTGGTGTGGTTGGCGAAATACGCTTGGTATCGGCGAAAAGAGGTCTTCATTGCCTACGATTCGTCGCATCGAGTGGATTTTCGCGTCCGATTCCCCCGATTGCCAGAAAGAATGGACTGCTCCGAGTTTGTGAGCTGGTGCTACTGGAATGCGGGTGTGAAGCAAGATCCGAGCGGAAATGACTGGAAAGACGCCTATACCCGCGATATGTGGGAAAACGGCGAGGAAGTGTCCCTTTTTGACGCGAAGCCAGGAAATTTGGTGTTCTACGACTCCTCAGACACTCCCTCGCATGTAGCCATGTATATCGGAAACGGCGAGGTATTGAGCAAAGGAAATGACGATGGGCCGGTGAAAGTGCCCATTGGGTACCGAACTGACCTCAAATTCATTCGACGATACCTCTAAGGAGGCATGGTGACCGACTATACCGACGAGCTGAGGGCTGCACGAGTCCGCCTTCTGACCGCCGAGGCTGAAGCCAAAGAGTGCGAAGTCGCCTTTGGCAAGCTGAAGATCGAGGAAGCGACTAGGGCCCTTGAGCTAGAGAAGGCGCAGGGGGCAGAGAACCGTATCCTCACCTTCGCCACCGAGGTGGCAACCGACACTGTTACCAACGCTATCCGCACACTGGACGTCTGGAGCCGCGCCACCCCTGGCTGCGACCTCCAGATCAACCTTACCACGCTTGGCGGGGACATTTACTCCTGCTTCCGGTTTGTTGACTACATCGAGGAACTGAAGAAGCGAAATCACAAGGTCATCGTCAAAGTCATGGGCAACGCCCTCAGTGCCGGGTCTGCGATCCTACAGGCCGCAACTGAGCGCGTAATGACCCCCAATAGCTGGCTTCTCATCCATGAGGCCCAGATTGGGGAACTCTCCGGGAACTTCACGCAGGTTTCCGAGGCGAGCAAGCAGATCAAGCGCCACCAGGAGCAGCTCATCAAGCTCCTCGCTTCTCGCTCTACCCTCAGTGCAAAGCAAATCAGATCCAAGTGGACTAATGCCGACTGGTATCTGGATGCCGAGGAGGCACTTAGTTATGGACTCATCGACCGCATCGAAGCCTGAGCGGAGGGTAAAAGCCGAAGAGGGCCTGCCGTTCGAGGACGAACAGGAGATTCTTGACGCTATAGCCCCTTTCGCCACCAAGTTCTTTTGGTTTGACGAGAATGGCTACCATCCCCACCTCTACCAGCTTGCGTTCCATGTATCATCCCTGAAAGGCAAACTAAGGCGGTTCCGGCACCTAGTGGCGGGACGGCGAGGTGGTAAAACCCTATCAGCAGCCTGGGAGGTTGTATTCTACTGTGCGAACCCCTCTGAGTGGTGGAACGACGCTAGAGGAATTGAAAGCGACGATCCGCTCCACGTATGGGTACTCGTGCCAGATTACCGCTCCTCCGGTCGAGCTGCTAGAGCGGCTGTCCGAAAAGTCCTCAAACAAGCTAATCTCGTCGAGGGATTGGACTACAAAGAGAACCGTGGCGATCTATACATCGAGTTCACTAATGGCTCTCTCATTGAGTTCAAGACCGCTGAGCGGCCAGATAAGCTGGTGGGTGCTGGACTGCATATCCTCTGGATTGACGAAGCGGCCCTTATCCCCGACGTTGAGGCGTGGAATATCGCGCGTCCGGCGCTCTCGGACAACATAGGCATCATCATCTGCACCACCACGCCACGCGAGAAGAACTGGTACTACGACATGGTGTGGGGGGAAAAGGGTGTTGCCAACCCCCAAGTCAGCTCCGTTGAATACTGGAGCATCCACAATCCGTACTTCCCCGCCGAAGAATGGGAAGAGGCCCGGATGAACTACCACCCGCTGATGTTCAAGCGGGAGTTCATGGCGAGCTTCAATAGCATGGCTGGCGTGGAACTGTCCGGTGAGTGGCTCAAGTATTTCACGTACGAGCGAGAGCAGCCCGACCCGGATGTAATCACCATCCCGCGCAAGTCGGACGACCTCAAGAAGTACGACCTGACGACCTACATCGGCGTTGACCCGGCGGTATCGCTGTCGGACGACGCTGACAAGTTCGCTATCGCCCTGGTGGGCGTGACCGAGGATAGGTCGCAGGCGTTCCTTCTGCGCTGTTGGTCGGGACGGATTCCGTTCCACGAGCAGCTTGACAAGGTTCAGGAGTGGTGGCACGCCTACACCCCAATGCTCATCGGCATTGAGTCGGTGGCCTACCAGCGAGTGCTGGAGCAGCAGGTCAGCCGAATGGCGGGTCTACCCCCAACGGTGGCGATGTTCGCCCCCGGCAAGAAGTTCGAGCGCATCCTGTCGATGGCCCCGCTGTTCAAGATCGGCAAAGTCCGCATCCACAACAGCCAGCAGGACTTCATCGACGAGTGGATCAGCTACGACAGCTCTAAGCGCAACACGCATGACGACTGCCTCGACGCAGTTGAGATCGCTCTCCGCACGGCGGGGGTGCTTCTCCCCAAGAAAATGCAGGAGGACGCCTTCACTGAGAGGGCAAACTCGTGGGATGCCTTTGATCCCTTCTTTGGCAACCGCGAAGGAAAGTACGATCCCGAGATGGGATCCGAATTCTAACCAAGGAGAAAGATGTTTCTTCGTGAGACACCCGAGGAAATGAACATTCCTCATCTGTGTGCCCTCTGCCAGGGTTCCACGCTGCCGATGGTGGACACCCTCCGGTCGAATGTGGTACCTGCCCAGCACGTACTCAGTGGTAGGCAGTACATCTGTGCCGAGTGCGTAGAGGACATCGCGCAGACTTACGGATTCCCCACCAAGGCCGACCTGGAATCCGCAGAGAGAAAGACTTCCTACTGGCGGCGCAAGGCGCAGAAGGAGGCGGATACGCTTGTTCACCTTCGTGAAATCTTTTCTGACGGAGATAATGGCGATGCTCCCCCGCTCGAAGACTAGCCTGCTGCTAGAGGAAATCGCTTTCCTACGCGCGCAGGTCGCGCAACTACAGAACTATGTACTACTAGAACACACCCCGCAGGCGATTCCGGCCCAGGTGACCGAAACCGAAGTTGCTGCTAGGCAGCGGCTGTTCTCCACCGAATGGGAAGAGGACATCGAATTCGCCACCAAGGAGGGCTTGCTCAACAAAGAGCAGGCCGAGGAAATGCTCAGGCGGGCGGGTGGAATTGAATCCGAAATCGACTTTGAATAGGAGGATAAGTGGCGGTCAAGGACAAGCCACGGTCTAAGGGCCTTAGCCAGCTCAAGACCGCTGCTGATCTCAGCGACCTTCTGAAAGACATGAAGGACGCGCGCTCCCGCTTGGAGAAGGATTGGCGACTGAACCTCGCATTCTACCGTGGGAACCAGTATAGCTACATCTCCAAGTCGGGCAAGCTAGAGACGCTTCCGGTTGAGGACGGCGAGAAGCCCCGGTATCGGGTACGTGTAACAGCGAACCAGATCCGCCCAGGCGTCCAGTCCCTCCTCTCCAAGTTCACCAAGACCAAGCCACAGATCCACGCCACACCGGCTTCTAGCTCAGTGAACGACGTGAAAGCAGCGCAGATGTCGGAGTACCTGCTGGACGACTGGTGGGTGCAGATGGGCATGGATGACAAGCTGGAAGAGGCCCTCCTCTGGAGCATTATTGCAGGGCAGGGCTGGTGGAAGATCACCTGGGATCAGCACGCTGGATCCCCTATGAACTTCACCATGAATCCCTTCTCCGGTGAGCCTGTGACGAACGAGGATCTGGTCACCCTCTACAAGAACACTCTGGAGCAGGTCGGCCTCCCCGCCGACTACTCCGACCAAACGGTTTACCTTGGGGACGTTCGCATCGACACCCTCTCGCCTTTCCACGTCTGGATCGACCCATCGGCCAAGACGTACACGGAGGCGAAGTACGCGATCTGCGAGCACTCCCTGACCCCCGACGAGATCAAGGCAAAGTGGAAGGTCGATCTCGAACCCGACGCGGTTCCATCTGACCTGACTACCCCAATTCCCTACGCGAACAGCGAGGGAGCTACGAAACCGACCGTGCGGAAGGTATACTTCGGTTACTTTGTTCCGCAGGCGGCGTTGCCGAAGGGCCGGTACGTAGTGTGGGTGGAGGACAAGGGCGGCTCTAAGGGCCCCACCAAGAGCATCTTGGAGGACTCGAAGTGGCCGTACCCCATCAATGAACTGCCTCTGGTCAAGTTCGGCGGACAGCGAGTGCCGGGTTCCATCTACGACGACGCAGATGTGACCGACTCGCGCAACCTACAAAAGGTTGTCAACAAGATCCTCAGCGATGTAGAGATGTACCGCAACCTGACGCTCAAGCCTCGGGTGTGGGCACCTGTCGGATCGCTGACCACCCGGCTCACCTCAGAGGCGGGGGCTGTGTACGAATTCCAGCCCATCGCAGGGATGAGGCCAGAGGTGGAGAAGCTCCCCTCGATTCCTCCTTACGTGTTCGAGCACTTGCAGGACGTGACTATGCGCCTGCGGGACATCTTCGGACTCACGGAAGTCTCGGAGGGCCAGCTTCCCCCGAACCTCGAAGCCGGGGTTGCCATTGACCTCTTGCAGGAGGCCAGCTCAGATCGGTTCGAGCCACGGATCAAGCTCATTGAGACGTCCCTGGCCCGCGCTGGCAAGCTGATGCTCTCCCTCGCCAAGGAATACTACATCGAGCCGCGCATGCTCCGCATCCGTGGTGGCGGGGG